CCCTGCATGGGATTAATAGGTCTAGTGTCTAAACCTGTAAGCAGTCCTGAATAATCTTGTGCCATTATCTTAATCTCCTATTGGTCGTCTAAAATGTTATAATCGTCATCTAAGTAATTAGTTGCATCAACAACAACATTCCCTCGACCGCCTGTTCCAAACTCTCCAGTATAAGCACCGGCCTGTGAAGCACCTGAACTACCACCTGAAGTTCCGTTAGTGAATGCACCTCCACCGCCAGAAGAACCACCGCCGCCACCACCGTAGTTATCACCAAAGGGGTTCCAAGTTGCATTATTTAAATAATCAACCCCACTTTGAATTGCACCATCAAACATACCGTCAGAACGCTCGCCGGTTATCGGATTAACATAACCACCTACAGCGTTCATCATGCCTTGCATTTGAATCTGACGTAGCTCATTAGCTTGTTTCTGTCCTTCCATAAAGCCTTCTAAACCACCTAAACTTGCCTGACCATACAAAGAACCTTGCTGTCTACGTGCTGCATCCGCATAAGAAGCAGGAGCATTGCTTGCACCAAATAAACCAATAGCCTGTTCCTGTGGGTTATAACCTGCTGTCTGTAGTCCTTGAGCAGATTGTAACATATTCTGTTGCTCTTTCCCAAACTGACCGCGTGCCGCTAACTGAGCGTTAAGCATAGCTTCCTGACGTGCTTGCTCAAAGCCGAATGTCTCAGCATTGCCACCACCGTACATACCACTTTGTAAACCACCACGACCACTAGCAAATAAACTTTCCTGCATACGCATACGGTCGCGTTCTTCTTCAGGTCGCTGTGCGGCTCTCATCTGCTCATAGATAGCTTGTGAACCTCCGGCTACGTCACCTGTAAGGCCACCAAACATACTCTGTGCCTGACCTAAGTATTGGTTCTGACGTGCCTGTTCTTCAGGAGACAGTGTTAAGTTTAAACCACCTTCGGGAGTAGTTGCGGCTGACTGTACAAGATTACTAGTAACAGTATAAGGTTTAAACTCAGCCATACCTGCGGCTGTTGTTCCTATCTCCCGACCAACCCCTAGTCCTGCCTGACCTGCGGCTTCAGCATCAGTAATGCCTTCCTTACCCGCATAATAAGCTGTACCGCCTTCAATCAAACCATCGAATATGCCCATTAGAACGTACCTCCATTGATTGTTGTTGCTACTAATTCTCCGGTCACAGTAACTCCTGTATTAGTTGTTTCTAGTTTCTTACCGTTGTTGTAGTATAAGTCTACGGAACCATCAGTAGTACATAAAATATAAGTTCCTGAGCCTGCTCCTGTCCCACTTCTGAGATTTAAAAACTGATTAGCGTGTAAGAAAACACCTCCTGTTCCTGTATCAGTAATAAAGGAGTTAGCACCGTCGTGATAAATGTTTAAATCACTTCCTCCTCCAAACTTAGCTTTTACGTTGTCGTTAAATAACAAGTCACCAGTTATTGTATCGCCTGCGAGGTCTACTTTAGAAGCAATAGCCGCTTGAATAGCAGAAAAGTCTGCATCAAAGTCAGCACCTTTAATAATCTTAGCTGTGTCACCGGAGGGTAACGAATCTTTACCAAGGTAGTTAGTTGTGTACGTATAGTTACTCATTAGAGCAGTCTCCCAATTAGAGCTAGTATGTCAATTTTTTGAATGGAAAAGTTACTGTTGTTAATTATTGTTTCAACGCCAAAGGATAACGTAGTGCCTGAGCCGCTTGCGTTTACTGAAGGTCTGTTAATTGTAATACCTGCACTATACTCTGCTGTCGTGTTGTATTCTGCGATACCAAACTGTGCTATTGTTGAAGAACCAAATGTAAATGTTTCCTGAGCGTAGCTTTCTTCGTAATCGTAACCCCACTTTAGTACTGCTGTAGACAACGCACCACCAATAACAGTAATACGCATCTTCTTCAGGAACTTCTCGTTAGCAGGAGAGCCAAAGTCTTGCTCATTACTAAAGTAGTTCATACGATAGCTGTTTCCTGCGTCCTGAAAGCCTCCGTACTGGACGATACCTAGTGTATCCTTACCCATGTATAGGGTTCCATCAGAAAGCCTCTCAAAGGCTGTAAGAGCTATTGCTGTCCATTTGGTTGCACGGAATGCACCGTCCTCTAAAGCACCTCGTAGGTCAAACACATAAACTTTATTAACAGCAGGTAAGGACAATAAGTAAAAGGCATTCTCAGGACTGTACACAGATTTAACACCTGCGGTATCTGAGGGTACATCTCCCATAAGGTCAGAGCGTACATTCTTACTGATGTCACGTAGTGGCTGTGACTTCTCCTGAATCAAACGACCTAGAGACATAACACCTTGGTCAGACAAGAAGATTAAGTCACCCGCTGTCTCCTGTACGGAGTCTCTAGCAATACAACCTACATTAATAATGTCAACAAGAGCTATGGTATCTATAGAGTCAGCGCCCTTATAAAGAACAGTCTGTCTCTTACCGAATATAACTAACGAACCGTTAAACTCAGCTAAAGCAACAATATCATCCGATGCCCATACTTTTGTTAAGTCTAAAATGCCTGCATTAGAGCCGCCTGCTACGTGAAAGTCATCATCAAGTAAACCAGAAAAGCGAACAGTATATTTATCAGTAGTGTTATCCGCTGTCCAGAGTCTACCAAAAGCCGTCAGTACTTCGTTAGTTTGAGGAGCGCCTGTGCCACCATGTGCTAGGATAGCTAAATCGCCAATACCGTTTGTATGCTTCAGTGGCGTATAACCACGTTGGAAGAAGTACACACTGTTATTAAAACTTACAATCTTCCAGTTGTTTGCAGTAACTGTTTGATAACCAACAGGGAAACCTAAAGTAGTTAAGGTTGTAGTGCCTGTGTAGAGCAGGTTGTTACCTGCGGAGTATACAGTCTTTGTTCCGTCGTACGCAACGTGTTCATGTATAGCTTCAATAGGATTAGAGCCTAAGCTACCAGTGGATGTAGAGACCTGTGTGTGTCCCTGTCTGGCGGCAATACGACCCTGCTTGTCTATCACACAGTTGTCGGCTGTCTTAGCAAAGTTGACTGACAGTCCGACAGGAGAGTCCTGTGTGTTCAAGCCAAAAAAGCCGGGAGCCGCAACGGATAAGGGTTGTAGTTGTTTACTCATACGTCATACCATATAGTTTCTGTAGGGAAGCGAGCTGCATCCATAGAGATAGCGTCAGCCAAGCTAGACTTAGCCATGCCGTACAAAGCCTGAGAAGAAGCACCACCAGTCTCACCACGTTCCTCTGCCGCCATAGCTGTAGCAAACTGAATCACTGGTAGGTACGGAACAAGGATATTGTCAGTTGCTTTTGTTAGCTCTTCTGACCTGTCAACAACATTAAACGTTAAGTTGTATACTTTATTAGGGACAGGATAGAAAGCTACACCCATACCACCTACGTTCTCTACGTAGCCTGTGTACACATAGTTGTTAGGAACAGAGGCGTTAGCAGGATTAATAAACTTGTCATTCTGTAAGCCTACTTGAGTCCCTGCGTGTACATAACATTTCTGAGTGCTGTTACTCACTGACAATGTTTTAAACATCTGTGACACACCATTAAGGTTGTACTCACGTTGGTTCTCTACAGTGTCTACAGCTATTTCCTTACGAAGCACTGACCAATCCCAAGAGTCCTCTACGAGACGTATAGCGTCATTAACGTAGTCTCCTACTAACTTAGCGTAGGCAGTGGACGTAACGGAAGATACTTCGTCCTCACGTAACCTACGTAGTACTCTGTTTATTGCGTTTAAATAATTCATCCGAATAGGTTCCTGTTATTAAAATCACTTGCGAAAGGGTCATCGTTAAAGTCAACCATTTGTTCTTTTGGTGCGTCCTGCACTACACGCTCTACTAATCCCAAATCTTTTTCTTTAAACTTAAACAACTCATCTCTGAACAAACTGTCCGTTGTACGTGTGCCTGAAGGCTGTCCTCCTCCTCCTCCTCCTCCTGCTCCTCCTAAAAGAAGACCTGCCGCCCCACCTAAGATACCTAGAGCAGGCTGTAGTAAGTAGTCGTCTATAGCAGAACCCACAGGTCTTACTGCGTCCTCAATAGCAGAACCCACAGGTCTTACTGCGTCCTCAATAGCAGAACCTGCGTCACCTACTGTTGAAAAGAGAGGGTCAGTTACATTACCAACGGAAGAACCTACGTCACCTATTGGCTTAGTAAACTTCTGTAAAGTATTATCATCAAAATCACTTAAGAACTTTTTAGCACCATCAACATTAACTATGTTGGTTACTTTATCCTTAAAGGGTTGTAAAAACTCATCATCAAAATTACTAGCCGCGTCGCCTAGCGCGTCTTCAATACGGTCACGATAACCCGCTGATTCCGCCCATTGAACTAAACCGTCACTAGCCGCGTCTTCAAAACTAGCGCCTTTCCGCATCTCACCAACTGTTGTACTGATACCTGCTTTAATATCAGAAGGCACTGTGTCCCAGTACGCTTGCCAGTCGTCAACATCGTTCTTTAAGCTCTTAGGTAGTTTCCAATCAATCTGTTTGAGCTTGCCTTCAATGTAGGGAAGTGCAATCTGATTCTTAAAGAAACTTCCAAGGTCGTCGGCAAGTAGAGCGTCAACACCCAGTACTGTGTTAGCATATGATAACTGTAGTTTTCCTATTTCAAGACCTCTACCAACATCTCCTTTAACACCGGAAGGTGGTACAATAAGACCAGTAGCTTCTAAAGCAGGTAATGCAAAGACCGCCCAGTCTTCCGAAGTAGCTTCCCCTTTAACTATGTTTTCTAAAGCAGGAACTGCGGTATATGCACCGCCAGTAAGCATATTAAGGCCAACAGTTTTACCAATGCTTTTTACTTTATCAAAAAAACTTCCTTCAGGTTTTTTTAATGCCTTGGCGTTTTTATAACGAACGCCACCAAGATTATCTAAGCGAGCAATGCGTTCTCGTCTGTCGTTAAACTCATCGGAAGCCCCTTCAACTGATGTAACGTCATCAAACTTTTTATTTTTGTCGTAGTCGTAATATTTTTGGTCGTCCGTTAGCTCAGCGTCAGGCATTAAAATAATTGTGTGGTCAGCGTAAATACCCTCTTCAGTTCCTAAGGCAAACCTACCATCGTCTAACTGAAAAACAAACTCACCCTCTGACGCTAAGTTAGCCGCAACACTTTGCCCATACTCCTCGTCGGTAAGTTCTCCATTACCATACATATGTTCTAAGTAAGCATTTCTTTTAGTAACGTCTGTATTAGAATAAGCAAGGTTAAAGTCTTCAGTTCCACGTACACTGTCTAAGTAATTAAAAGAATTAGTATAATCTTCATCACGTTTAGTGTCGTATAACTCATACATTGATTCTTCTAAAGCAGGGTCTACATCTGTAAGCTCTTGAAGTGTGTTTTGAAAAGTATTAAAATAATCGTCTGTAGACCGTGAGCCTGTAGAAGAAAACTCTTCCTTAGCAAACTCATCTATAAACCCTACTAACTCTTCGTCTTCATAACCACCTTCGTCCTTTAAAAAATCTAGCCGTTCTGCAACCTCTAGTTGTTCGACAGTTGCTTCACCTTGGTTTCTCTTAGCATCGTCTAAGAAACGGTCAAGCTGTTGTGAAGTTATTTCACCGTTGTTGTATAGCTCACGGACACCTTCTGCCCATTCATCCGTACTGCCTTGAAAGTTTTGTGCAGGCAGTATATCAGTAAACGGAGAAGGATTAGCACCTTGATTCCCAAAGTTGTAGAAGTCTTTCGATGCTTCTCTACGAGCTTCAAAGTTTTCTTGTCTTTCTTCCTCAGACATCTCAGACCATTCTTCGTCCGACACTACAAGGTCGTTTATACCGGCTTCTTTCCAAGCATTGCTTGCGTCAATACGACGATAAGCATACGGGTCTCCTTGTATACTTTCTACCTGTTGAGTCCGATGGTTAAAGAAAGAACCTGCGGGAATGTCCATATCTTCAGGATTGTCAGCATCAGGAGTGTAGTCTATGTATCCCTCGTCTCCTTCTTGTTTAACATTTCTACCTCCAAGTGTTACAGTACCACCACCAGACGTAGTAAGTGTGTCACCGACTTGACCACGACTTGCCCGCTCCCCTAAAGAACTACCGCCGCTTCCGTACATCATGCCTGTGTCTAAACCGTCAGCCGCAGAGCCTCTATTAAGAACTGTGCCGTCTCCTAGCTCAACTGTCCACTCAGGAGGGTCACCGCTCTCCCAGTTCATAGGGTTCCACGGGCTGTCTGCCCACGCACCTAAAAAATTACCTGCATCATCTATAAGACTACCATCCAGAACTGAACCACCAATCCTGACAATAGGCATAGACTTGAATTTATTAACTGACCACTCTACAGTGTTATCCCAAGCGTCTCCGAAACTGGTAGGCCTGTCGGGAAGAAAAAACCCTGTGTTTGCATTTTCTGCGGCTGTTTGACGGTTATAAGCGCCTTCGTCAAACTGTTGGTTATTAGCACCTTGACCTACCGCACCTGCTCCTTGAGGTCTGTCATCACCACCATAAGGGCTTTGGTAGTTAGTGCCTCCCGCCCTTCCGGTAGGTATGCTAGTACGTTGGTCTTGTCTCTGATAAGTAGAGCCACTGTGAGTACCGCCCCTGCCGGAGTTATAGCCGTAAGTGCTTGATTGTGTGTAATCACCTCTTGATGCCATTACTTAACTCCCTTAGTTTTCTCATATGTACGCAACGTACCTAACCCAAGCATCCCCATAAGGACAGGCAACATAGTTGACAAATCTATAAGGGGAATAGTGATTGGAGAACCGGATAAAGCAAGCGCAAAGTTTGCCATCGGAATAACAAGGAAGTTACCCGCCATTCCAAGGCAACAAGTCCAACCCACAGCGGGTCGCCAACCTGCGACAAATAAGTCCTTGCTTGCTGCTTCAGTTTTGTTCACCTCTATCTGTGCTTGTGCTATGGTATGTGCTTGTGTGGCAATCTCGTGCGCTATACGTTGCTTAGTGTCAGCGTCAGGTATTACCTTATCTAGTATCTTTGTTACTGGCTGTATGAGCGCACTGATGATTGACATTACTTCTTTCCTCTAAGTTCCATAACTGTGTCGGACTCCCAAATACGAAGTCCCATCCAGATGATTGTAAACAATGAAGCTATTGGCGGTAACCAAGCAGCTAAGGATAACACCCCTGTTGACACTGCTGCTATGTCCATAATTTCTTTAGTTTCCTCAACCATGATAAAATCCCTTTTAGTTAGTTAGCGGTGTCCACCCAGTGTTGCCGGTAGTTGATGTTTTAATGTAAAGATTACCTTCAGCATTAGAATCAGTACGTAAATACAAAGAACCAATGCTTGCTGCAACAGAACCGTTAGGTGTACCTGTACCTGTACGAATAATTGAGTTAGGTATGTGAGTACCTGACAGTACACCGTTAGGGTCAACAATATCCGTTAGAGGAATAGTCTCACAACCAGATATAGACACTATGCCAGACGTTAAATCTGTCATGTCCATAAACTTATCAGCACCTCTGTGGTCTTGATTGTTAAAGAAAACACTTGTAATGTTATCTTTAAGGTCAACACCATAAAAAGCATTTGAACTACTATGCGACTTCTGTGTGTGACAAGAACTGAATGTTAAGTTTTCAATGTCAGAGAAGGTACCTACAGTACTACCTACCTGTAAATCGTTTACATAGGTGTTTGTTGCTGAGTTAAAACGAACACCAATAAAACCTGAACGGTCAGCACAACGTAAACGAACCACAGGCGCATGAGCAACATCTAAAAGAAACTCGGCTCTGTCGTTAGTACCATACTCTCCACCTAATTGATAGTAAGCTACCATACGGTTAGTGGCGCTTGTTGCATTATCCCAAAGCATCTGAGTGTTGGAGTTACGATTAGAGTTAAAATTGACAACAGTTAGGTCGCTAGTTTCTCTTGTAACAAATGTATCCTTCACACCGCCACCGACCGCCGCTACAGTTATAGAACCATCGACTATAGTAGGTGGAGTACCGTTGCTTTCAAGAACTACGTTAGTCATTGTAGACAGCCATAAACCGTCTCTAAGCATTCCCCATCGCTTGTTGTGAGAGCTTTTAAAGTTAGTTATGTTAATAGAGCCTAACTTTTGTAGCTTTAAACCTGAACCTAAAGAAGTAGCGCTGTTGTTAAAGTTTCCGTTAATAAAGAAATCAAAAATACCTACACCTGACAGGCCGTCAGTTCCATTACCAACTGTCAACGCAGGTAAATCAGGGAAGGTGTCCATTTTCTTTAGAGCTGCTTTACCCGTACCTAGTCCATGAAGCGTCAACTTACGTGTTAAAGTAAGAGCTTGATTAATAGCACAGGTAAACGGGAAGAAGACGTGTGAGCCTTCCGGTGCGTTATCGAAACACGCTTGAATAGCTAAGTGGTCGCTAACGTTCGACATACCCGTTGCACCATAATCCGCAACAGAAACAAAATTAGGTCTGTTTGTTAGCTTTACGATTTCATCGGCACTATTCTTAGAGTATAGCTCTTTGTCTGTAACATTAACAGCAAGTTCCGCTAACTCTAACTCACTAATCGCAGGAGTGTTTCCCGCAGTTGTACTATACTTTGTAATTAATTTAGTAGGCACAATGCCCTCCTATGATATTATTTAAGTTATCCATCAATGACACCATACGGCTCCCAAGTGGCAGTACCGCCCTGTGCTGAATCTCCAAAACCCCTGACACGGCAGACGTAAGCAAAAGCATCTCCTGTTACAGCGGAAGGAGTAATGTCATAGAACCTATCACCGTTGTAGTAATAACCAGTAGAGGGTAAAGGGTTGCCATAAAACTCTCTACGGGTTGCTCTTGTTGTCGTACCGTCTACTGCCTTTCTGTATCTTAAATCGTAATCATCTAATGATGCAGGAGAAACAGGTGCAAGCGGTTTAACATACAGTGTATCGTAGCCAAGGCTATCGTTGTCGTCTACCGCCCACTCTCCGTTACCTAAAGAACCTATAGTCCCACTGTTAAGTATCATGTAGTCATCTTCAACTACTTGAACAACGTCAGTAAAGGCAGAACCAGTGTCTAAGTAATACTCACCACTGGTAGATGATGCTGTCCAAGTGCCTGCTACTGTGCCGCCCATCTGCCTCCCGGGTATGTATGCAACCTTACCGTCAACCAAGTTCCACTCTGCACCTTCAATAGTGCCAGAAGCAGTTGGCGCGTTCTTAACTACGTTAGCTCTTTTAACACTGCTAAACAAGGTTGTACCTAAACCTTCGGTCGTGTTGATGTCTGAAGTTATATCTTTAAATTGATTAGTAGAAACATTAGTATCTCTACGCTGATTCTCTGTGATAAAGACTTTGTTAGATACGTCAGTAGCAATATCAAACGCAGGTAAAACACCGTTGTTGCGTACGTTCTTAGATGTCCCTGAAATTACATTGTAGTCAATTGCCTCAAATACCGAACCAGCTAGAACCTTTAGTTCTGTACCTGAGTTCTGACTAGCGGCAACAGTACCGTTTACTGACAAGTTCTTAACATTCTCAACAACAAACATAGCTTCACCATCGTTGTTAAGGTTGAGCATATCAAGGTCGTTAATCCAAACTCTGTCAGGGATGTCTTGCGAGATAACTTGCCCTTCTCTTATGCGCACACCCGCATACTTAATATTAGGCGTTACACCTTTATCTACTTCGTTGGTGTTTAAGCGTAAGCCTCGGAAGTCTACACTACCAATACCACCCGTAATGAGAATCAAATCACCTGACGGCCCTTGCTGTGCGCCATCGAAATACTTATTGTTGGAGCCGTGAATCATTAAGTTGTTAAACACAACACGTCTGAAGAAGTTTACTCGGTCGTGCTCTACGTTTAGATAAGTACCATAACAACCAACAATCTGACAATCATCAAACGATATGTGGTTAAGGCCGTCAACATCTCTATAGAAAACACAAGCGGCGTTTGTTACGTTCTGACCCCAAGGGTTGCCTGTATTGGGGTTAATCTCTGTTGTAATGTCATACTCAAGTTCTACTACTGTGTCGCTGATAATACTTGTAATCTTCCACTCTTGTGTGAAGCCGTCGTAGCGACTACCTAGAACACGAATCTTCATGTTACCTATAGATAGTGAAGAGAAATCCTCTCCAGTTCCTGACAAAGTAACGCGAGACTTAGTGCCTACAGTAGCTATAGTTGCTTGAGTATTACTAAAGGATGGCATCTTTAAATCAACAGCAGGGTTGTTCTCGTCACCACACATACGCACAACAAAGCGGCTGATGTTGCTCTCACGTAAGTTACCAAACGTTCCAGTAAATTTAAACGCAGAACCTTTAAGGTTAAAACAGTTGACATCCTGAATTGTCAGCATATCGTTCCTGTCTTTAAGTTCAAACCCGCCACCGGCATAGATACGTGACTGACCAACAATGCTAAAACTTTTAAACGAGGGAGACTTAATTTTAGTTAAGTCAGCAACTTGGTTTTGGTCGCCTGCACTATTAGGATAAAAATGAGCAATCTGACCAAAAGTATTGTTTATCTCAAAAGTCGCCCCTGTGTAAGAGTCAGCCTTCAGGAGTATACTTCTGTTTCCTGCACCTTCTACTTCAATACCTTCGGTAATACTAGCAATAAGTGCCGAATACTTGTATGTCTTAGCCGATAGTTTAACCTTACCTTTAGCCGCTATAGCCGCTGTAAAGCAAGCCTGAAGCGCCGTGGTGTCATCTGTAGTACCATTACCTATAGCACCGTACTCTTCCGGTAAGAACTCAGAGCCTTGACCAATAATAGCTATAACCTCTGCCAAAGCGTTCTTAGTGAACAGTTTTCCATCGGCGAGATTAATTGCCAGTTCGCCCACTGCTAGTTCAGAAGCCGAAGGCGTGTTACCGGAAGTAGTGCTATGTTTTGTTATAATGGAAGTAGGCATTGTTACTCCTCAACAACAAGTTTAATCATCCCTTGTTCAACTAAGCAAGTAGAAAACTTATCGTCAGTGTTTATATAAAAGGCTAATCCACTATCAACCATGGCGTTATATTCTTCAACAAGAAAAGGCCCAGAACTTACCCAATACTTCCGTAGTCCTTTCTTTAAAGGAATATCAAAGAAATCTTCACCGAGTAGAGCTTGAGCTTCTTCTTTCTTATTGTTTGTAACAATTATGGTAGCGTATTTATTCATAGTGAGACCCCTGTTTTAGCGGCAACGTATGTTTCAGTAGAAGCTAAATCTGCTGTGTTAGATACAACATTTCTAATAACCAAGCTATAGATAAAACCCTCGAACTGTAAACCACCACCGTTGTTTCTTGCACCTACGTTTAGTTCATAACTACCATAATTACCCGTTCCTTGGTCAAGAGTTTGTGTAGCTTTTTCTACACCGTCTACTCTAATTGTCGCTATGTCAGCGCTAATATCACTAAAGCCTGTAACAACATTAGTGGAAGGCACGCTATAACCAGTCGCAGTAGCGTTTCTCAGCACACTGTCACCTCTGGAACCATAACGGTACTGGCTTCCTGAATTTACTGCAAGTCTAAAGGAGCCTACATTACCACCTGCGTTGGTTGACAGCTCTACAATGTTTTCACTCGCGTCAACTTCTTTTTTAACGCCCGTACAAACAGTCATAGTGTCTGTACCCGTAAAGTTCACATTGCCTGAAGTTTTCAAACCTTGAGCGCCTTCAAACTCTAAGTAGTATAGACTACCTGCTTGTCTTAGTGTAGGACGTTTAGCTGAGTTAGCTGCTATAGCATGATTCTCGTTACCAGACTTATCGCCTAAATAACCAACAGGGTCACCAACAGCTACAGCAGTAGTGCCGTCTGAGTTTTGAAACAAGGTAGTTAAATCGGAAGGGTCATACCAAGCACCCTGCTCGCCATTAGCAAACAGGTTTGTAGGTTCCCATTCAAAAGCCTCGGAAGTCTTAGTAACTCCTAGTCTGTTTACACCTAATCCATACATGGCTTACACCATATCGGTAATGTATGCAGAACCTGAGGCACCACCGGTAATTACAGCAATGTTTTCTCCACCATATACATGGATATACTCAATAGTATTTGCAGGGAGATAAGCATCGGTAACAGCCGCAGGGCCAACAATTTTATAGAAGCAGTCAACAGTAGCGACAATACGGGCGACACGCACGCCTGTGGCTATACTGTTAGCAGCATTGGAAGTGCCGGAGATGGCAATTTTAGAAGTAGAGGTAGGACGAAGAACTTGAATTGGTTTTGCGTTTGCATCAATTGTCAAAGTAGACATAATAATTTTCCTATGTAAAGATAGAAAGGCGCTATGGCCCGAAAGTAAAAGGAGGCACCCTTATGGAT